AAGTACCGGAAATGCCAAGAGGCATAGCATCTGAAAAAGAACCTTGTCCAAAGGGATAAACAAGGAAGACAGCCGATGCCGCTGCCACGGGTGCGGAGTATGCAACAAAGATCCAAGGCCTCATTCCAAGCCGATAACTAAGTTCCCACTCTCGTCCCATGTAGCTGTAGATACCAATAAGGAAGTGGAAGACGACAAGTTGGAAAGGTCCACCGTTATAGAGCCACTCATCAAGACTTGCAGCTTCCCAGATGGGGTAGAAATGTAGACCGATGGCGTTTGAAGATGGGACGACTGCCCCTGAGATGATGTTGTTTCCATACATGAGAGAGCCAGCAACGGGCTCACGAATTCCGTCGATGTCAACGGGTGGAGCTGCAATGAATGCAACGATGAAGCAAGTTGTAGCAGCGATTAGTGTTGGAACCATAAGGACTCCGAACCAACCAACGTACAATCGGTTGTTAGTACTGGTTACCCAGTCACAGAAGTTGTTCCAAATATTCTTTTGTTGTTGTAGCGCAATTGTAGACGTAGCCATTTAAATAGTAGTGCATGTTTATGAAGCGATTAAGCATCGCCAATGAAGCGATTAAGTAAGACCAATTTAAAGACTTGGCAGTCTAGAGCTAGGGGAGGAATTGCACCTCCCTTATTCTATTTAGCTATTAGAAGCTGTACTTGAGTCCGAGCTTAGTGCCGTAATCATTTACATCATCAAAGGTAGCAGCTACTTCACCATATACGGAGAGGCGTTCTGTTGCTTGAACTGAACCGCCAAGCTTACCAGTCAGTTTAGTTTCTTCTTCACCACCATCAGGTGCAAAGATAGAAGGACCAGCTTGTACATAATAAGAAGCTACATCATTTCCTGATTCATAACCCAGATGGAAATCTGTGACATGACCATTAAAATTAGAGCCACTGAAACCAGCATTGTTCTCAATGTTAGCGTAGGGACCAGCAATTGCAGGAGTAGCAAAGAAAGCTACGGCAGGGAGGATAGCAAAAAATTTCATTGTAGTTTAGTTAAAAAAGAATAGGTGTGTTTTGTACGATTACCATGAACACCCCAGCCTAACCAGTAGTATGCAGCATTCATATAATAAGGAATAGTTTGATGATTAGTTTGAAAAGCATAAAGATCTTTTCTAAACCGCATCTCCTTTATCAAGTAATCTGTTTGACATTTAAGACCACTAGGATCTTCGTTGCGTTCGGCACAGTGGCTGCCAAGACCCTTGTACCGCTCAATAGATGTCCATTGAATCAGACCATACCCACCACGAAGGCAGCGATCGTAAGGAACGATAGCACCACCCTCGCAGATGTTAGGTTTGAAGTTAGACTCTTGCTGGATGTTACCCATAATGACCGCCAGTGCTGTACGGTCTGTCACACCAGCAGAAGTCTGTAGTTGTTCTAGAACGTACTGCTGAGGCGCAGTACATTGTGGGCATTCAATCATTTTTTCTTAGCAGTTTTAGCAGCTCGTTTGAAGTTGGCAGCAGTAGGAGCACCTTTGCTCCCTGGCTTACGCATCTTCTCACCTGAACCTTTTGCGATACGCATTTTCTTTGCGTGGATGTTAGCGTAGAGACCTCGTTTAGCCATTAGGATTTACCACATTTCCATTTACGTAATGCAAGAGCCTTCCGTGTAGGCTTGCCCTTGCTGTCTTTCATTGGACCTTTGACACCACTCATCCTAGCACAGAAAGACTTCTTACGCTTTCCGCCACCAGGTTGTGGTGCCTTTAAATTAGAACCGGTTTCCCGATTATACTTTTCACGACCAGCTTTAGTAAGACCACCAGATCGTGATTTATGTTTACCGATCTTTAGGCTAACGTTCTTAGCCATTATTTTTTAGTGCCTTTTTTTGTTTCTTTCTTAGGTGGCCTACCTTTCTGTGATCCGTAAGTTCCTTTACCTTGTGGCATTACCATACTCCAGGGATAATTTGTCCAGTCAATGCATACGCTCCAAGCGCAGCCATGACACCTAGCATAGCTAGGCGACCATTTAGTTTTTCTGCTTTGTCGTTGTGATTCACAGTGTAAGTTTCGTCAGTGTACATGGTAGGTTCTTTAGCAAAGAGGTTTTGTTGTCCGCGATCGTTGGTGGTAACAGTCATTAGAATTCGATGTCAGAGTTTTGAAGTTTACGGATAACGTCATCCCTGAAAGCAGGGTCATTATCATAACGTGGATCATTCATAGCTTGTACAAGTTCCTGTTGACTACGGAACTGTTCGTTTTGCTGTGCTGCTGAACGCTTACCAGTAAGCAGCTGTCCATCACTACCAACAGAATCATTATACTTATTACTCAATGCTTGTACAGCAAAGTAAATAGAGTTAGCATTGCCGCTAGCCATTACAGAATCATACATCTCAACTTCTTCTTTAGACATGTTATCACCTGCCCAACTAAGCATTGATTTGTATGCTTTCTCACCACCAACCATTTCAAATAGTTGACCAGCTTGTTCTTCAGTAAGTTGATCATCAGAAGGTTCTTCTTCTGATTCTTCTTCTGATGGCTGTTCTTCCTGCTCTACTTCTTCACCGGCTTCAGGTGCATCACTTGGTTCACCGAGTTTCTTTTGTAGTGCAATATAAGCTTGTTCTAATGATGACTGGTCTTTAAATTTACCAGCCAACAGCGGTTGCTCTGCACCCTCAAGAGACTCAGCAACCTGCAAAGAGTCTTGCTCATCAGCATTCATGTCTGGCTGATCAGCAGGTGTATCATTCATCGTAAGTGTTTCAGGCATATTATTGTGGTGGTTGTTGTTGTGCTTCTTGTTGTTGTTGCATAGCTTGCATTTCAGCTTGCTCACGTTTCTGGTCAACAGCTGCCAGTTGTGGTTGTTGCTGTTGTGCCATCATTGCTTGCTGCTGAGCCATAGCTTGTTGCTGTTCACTCTGTTGTTCTTCCATACTCTTCACAAGGTTGAGTACATCGATACCAGAGGCAGCTGCAAGACGTTTGATAACTTCATCAGTATTGATGAACTGACCAATAGCTTCAGGTCCAATAGTTTGTGCAATGATCTGTAGGAATTGACCAAGACTTTCACGATCTTGACCACGACCAAGGGCATTGATACCAGCAACAATAGTTGGCTTAACAATGTCACCTTTAGGTAACCGTGGGATCTGTCCAGTCTTCTGTGCAACAGCAAGTTTGCGGTTAAGATAAGGTACAAGGAACTCAACAGTTAGTAGGGAGAATAGTCCCCCAAGTTGTTGTTCAAGCTCAAGTTGTGTCATCCGAACCTCTTCAGCTGTAGTGCGTTCTGAGTCCCTAACGTTCATAATTAGGAATGCTTCACTCAAACGTTGAGTTAAAGAACCAATCATTTGATAAGCTGTTTGGAAGTCAGCTGTCTTACCAACTTGCACTACACCAATATCATCAGGTCGTCCCTGAATGATAGCACCATTGCCTGCCTTGGCAAGCGTTGATGGTTTGGTTGTGCTGCTTGGTGAGACAGTAAACACTACTTTAGCAGCTGCTGCGCTGCCTTCAACGATGGCTTGTGACAGAGCTTCAAGTGACTTTAGATCACCAAGGAACTCTTCCACTCTACCGCGTCCGTAGACCTCTCCGTCTACGTGGTTAAAGCGTAGCACAAGCCAGGGGTTACTGTCAACAGGTGCCTTACCCATTGACTTGGTAAGGATCTGATCGTATACCTCTTGATGCCATACCCATCGATTATTGTCTAGCGTACAGTGTGTATAAATATCACATTCATCACTTTGTGCTGTTGTGCTATCAGATACATCATTAGTTGGCGCTTCTTTATATTCGGGGTAATTTTTTTTGAGTATTTTTTTCGAGATTGTTTCTTTAGTTACAATTTCTATAACATTACCGTTACCATCTCTATCAATTACATATCGGTTTAAAGGATAGAGCTTAAGTCCATCCTTACCCATAAAGATAAGAGCATTACCAGCTACAACTAAATGCTTTAGTGCTTGGTGAACAACAACACGATCAGTAGAAGCCGCAATGGATTCCATGATAGTGCGTTCAACTTTAGCAAACGACAAGTCAAGTTCTGATCTAATCTCAGGACCAAGTTCTTCTGGAAGATTAATATCATTCACCTGGAGTTTAAAGAAGCTGGTTTGTGGAGGTAGCAATGCAAGCATAAGTTTACTTGCAAG